TTACCGCCGCAATCGTTCCGGCTTCTTCCAGTGGTAAGTAATTTTCTCTTTCTCCCGATACATCTCAACGCGGCGACGGTAGGCCAGCATTTCAAGAACGCGGATCCGTATGTTGCGCATATCTACATCGTTAAGCTGGATACCATCACGGCGCATCACCTCAGCAACCACACGCGCATAATTTTCGGCGGTCACGCTGTCCGGCTGCGCGGCCTGTTCGTCAGCCTGCTGGCTGATTCCGGCAACGCGGCGGATTAATCCCAGTATTTCGGCCTCTGTCATGCCTGGAACCTCATTCACACCCCGTTAAATTCTTCCAGTTTTTCGCGGTGGCTGTCGCTTATATCAAAAGCAAAATCTTCATGCTCTGCCTGGAATGTGCCAAACGCCATCAGTGCCGCCACGCTCGGGTCTATCTTGTTCGGTGATTTTTTCTTGTTTGGCTTGATATTGGCGTTCGCGTCACTCTGCATCACGACGTTACTCATCGACCACGACAACACCGGATCATCACGATGGACTATCACCCTGCGGTTAACAAAAACTTCGAACGATTTCGCCGCCGGACTGAATCTCAGATAGGTTTGCGGGAACGGCTCAACCTCAAACCCTGCCCCCTGTAATTGCGTCCTGAGATGCGTGGCGTTCCACGTATCAAAGCCCACCAGCCTGATATCAAATTTTTCCGCGTCCTCCATGATGTCATCGCGGATCCGGTCGTAATCAATGCAGTCGCCCGGCGTTATCCGCAACCAGCCCGATTTAGCCCACTGGCGATAAATGGCCCGGTTCTTGTTGGCGGGGTTCTGTAGCTGAAATTCCGGCAGATAGTGACGGGAAAGCAGCATAATTTTTTTGCCGACCGGAAAGGCATAGCACACGCTGGAAATGTCGCTTGTGGATGACAAATCAAGCCCCGCGTAACATTCCTGGCCGTGTAAATCCTCCTCCGTGAACGTTCCGGCACACTCAGCCCACGCCCCGTTACCCATCCACGGGGTGGCCCCCTGGCACCAGATGTTAAACCGCTTTGTCATCATCTCCACCCACTGCGACGGAATACCCCGCGCTTTCTGGATGGTTGAGGCCAGTTTTTCACGATCAACGGAAACATCGATATTGGGATTCGCCTTTATCCACATCGCCGGATCGTCAACCTCGTTTTCATCGTCCAGCTCGTAAATCAGCACAAAAAGCGATTCGTTGACCTCTTCGCCGTCCAGGATCTGGCAGCAATAATCATAGTGCTGCTTACAGGCTGAAACGACGTTACTTCCCGATGTGGTAATGGCAAATAACAGCCCTTCGGGACGTGCACCCATCCCCAGCTCAAGCGCGGAATAAACGCCGTTATCGGGGTGCAGGTGATATTCGTCCACAATGGCAAGACTCGGGTTTGTCCCCTCGATGGTTGCCGCTTTTGCTGCCAGCGGCTTTAACAGGCTGTTGGTTTTCGGGTGTATCACCTTGTGGGCCTGAATATTCACCCGCCTGCGTAACGGTCGGGATAAAAGGCACATCTGACGCGCATCATCAAACACGATCCGTGCCTGGTCACGGCTCACCGCTGCGGTGTAAATATCCTGCTGCCCGTTCTCCATAATCAGAAACCAGTCAGCCAGAATCGCGGCGGTCGTGGATTTCGCATTTTTTCGCGGTACTTCGATAAAAGCGCTCGAGTATTTGCGCCGTCCGGTGGCCTTAACCTTAAAACCCAGGATGCACGCAAAGGCGAACTGCTGCCACGGCTCCAGCTCAATGGGTCTGCCACGCAACGGCCCTTTTACGTGCGGGCACACCCTGGAAAAGGCAATAAACCGCTCCACAACCTCACTATCGAACGTGTAAAGGGGACTTTTAAGGTCCGAAAAGTACCGTTTAACGGCCTGTTTTAACCGTTTACAGGCCGGAATTTTGCCCGTTTTTACGTCTTCTGCGTACTTATTCCAGGTGGTCAAGCTCGTCCTCTTCTTCTGTTTCCGGTGGATTTTTACGGCGGCTTATCGGGTCAAAACCAAGCAAGGAGGCCATTTTTATCATCACTCTTTCAGCGTCGGATTTCGCGCTTAATGCGGGGTTTCTGCTCTCTCCGCCCTGACTGTTAACAATGCTGAACCCGCGTGCCGCAAGGTCTGCGACGGCTTTCCTGTATATCGAGTAGTTGACGCAATACAGTTCGAGATTACTCCAGTCGGCGGGGGTGAGGTCTCCCCGTTCCGCAAGCTGGCGCGATTTTTCCCGCCACTGCTTTACGGCGATGTCATCAAGGTAGGCGGGGGCTTTCGGTGGTCTTGCCATGTTTATTTTTCGTCAGATTATTTTTCAAAAAATTCCCGTGCATAAAAATTTGAGGAGGCGTTCGGTGCCCGGCGGGGGCGGGTTTGTCCTGAAAACGCCCCCCACCCCGTCATACAGCCTCATCAGCGATTGCGGAAACATTCCATAACCTCGCAGTCACGGTCGGTTAATCGCTTCGCTGTGATGCGTTCTGCGCGTCCTGACGCTTTATCTTTATGCCCTGTTTCCTGTGTCTTCCATGCGTCACGCTGCCTTATAAGTCCACGGATAAGGCGGTTTTGTTCCCGCTCATTCATCAGCGTCATACATCCAGTTATTGCGGTTAGCGGCCCGTTCTTCATCTTCACGAAATCCACCTGCGGCACGCTTGCTTTTTGTTGCCGGATCAAGCCATTTCGTTTTCTGGTTATGACACGCCTGACACAATGGCTGATGGTTCCATTCGGGCCAGAAGAGAACATCATCGCCGCCATCGATGGGGATAATGTGATCCACCACCACGGCGGGCGTATATATCCCCTTCTCAAGGCATCGCACGCATAACGGGTTTTTACTCAGATACATGGCGCGGTATTTGTCCCACTGTCTGGAGTACCCACGCGCGCGGCGGTGTCCTCGTCTGGCATCCTCTGCACGCCATGCCGCCCGCCTGTGCTCCTCACACTTACCGGACTTAACGCGCCTGTTACAGCCTGGTTCTGTACATCGTCTTAATGGTTGCCACGGCATCAGTACACCCCCACATCACGGTAAGCCGTCCAGAGTGCGCCTATCGTCATGGGTACGCGCGTTTTTGCGTTATCCGCGACAATCTGGCGATTTTCATACAGGTGAGCGATAAACATCATGCAGCCAATCTTTATGGCTGGCGTGAACTCCAGCCCGTCATCAAAGCGCCTGCCTATGTGTATCTGGCACGCCTCAAGCGATGCGGCAATGTATCCGCTGATTAACTGGTCTTCCTCGTCTCCATCGATACGGCAATGGAGTTTCACTTCTTCCAGGGTGATAAGTTCTTCTGTCATTTTTCCGCGCCCTCACGACAAAGAATTTCAAGGCGTGTCCTGGCGACATCCGGCAACGGCTGCCCGATGATATTCAGTACACGCCCCGCCAGCGGCCCCGTACTGACCTTTATCCGGCTGGTGGCGTTGATGTCCTTCCGGTACCGTATCCAGATCCTTACGGTACCAATCGCCAGCTCTGCGCCCGATGAAATGGCCTCCTTGCTGCTGATCATGTTCACGCTTGCCCAGAGTGTGTGACCGTCCTCCCACGTTTCGAGTATTTCGCCCGTCATGGCTCTGGTCTGTTTCAGGGTCTGAATCGTTATCCTGTCACGCAGTCGCCCTATGTTCAT